ATCGATTGAAACGCGAACCATGATGAAGGGACATTTCAATGGCCAAGGACAAGTCAAAAAGTAACAAGTCGGAAAAAGTCGATGCGAAGAACGAAAAGGCGGCCGAACGCGAGTTCAAGTATGGCGTCGAGGACATCGCCGAGGAACTGGGCATCAAGCCGGCTTCGGTGCGCGTCCAGCTCCGCAACAAGGGCATCGAAAAAGCCGGGAAGGCCTATGGCTGGAACTCCAAGTCGGAGCTGAAGGAGGTGATCGAGCAGATCAAGGCCAAGGCCGACGAGGATGAGGACGAAGCGCCCGCCAAGAAGTCGAAGAAGAAGGACAAGGCCGAGAAGCCGGCGAAGACCGACAAGAAGGCCAAGAAGGCGAAGACTAAGAAGTCTAAGGACGACGAGGACGAAGACGACGATTGATCGTCAACACGCCATCACTATTCCTCCGAGGGGTCCTGGGTTCGCGCCTGGGGCCCCTTCTGGTAGGTGCGAACGTCGAGCGCTGAGGTCAAATCGACTAGTCGATGCGCAGTGCGTCACTTCATACGCCGACGACCGAGCTCATCAATCGCCCAGCGCTGCCCTGGCATACCATCATGATGATCGCCTAAGGACGTAAAAGCGTTCTATATCTGCCCATTGACTCAAAGATGAATGGGAAGTATCATACCCTCATCGCGGGATTGAAGGGGCATAGCCATGGAACCATCACGAGAACAACAGCTTGAGGAAGAGAACGAACTCCTGCGTCGGCAGCTGTCTGAGCTGACGGGCACAAGCAGAGAGCTGGGTGCATTGATGGCACTGAGGTATGGCATGACACATACGCTTGCCACCATGATTTATATCTTGGTGAAGCGAGCCCCCGCAGTTATCTCACGATCCACATTCCACAGCATCATGTATGGGGACCGGTCTGATGGCGGACCCGAACCCAAGATATTTGATGTCCGTGTCTCCAGACTTCGCGCGATCCTCAAAGAGCTGGGCTGTAAAGGAAAGATCGAAACGGTATGGCATGCCGGTTATCGCGCGAACCCCGAACTCGTTAGGTGGGTAAGGGCCCTTTACGACCAGCAGATACCGAAGGAGTAGACGATGGGAACTGTCCTATTTAAGCTGTTCGGTTTCGATGTTACCTGGAAGCTACTGCTTCGCCTCGGTATTGGCATTGCCGCAGCTGTGGTCCTCTACCTCGCCTATGACGCGGTTCGGGATCACTTTGCACACATTGACGAGATCGAGCAGCAGAACGAGACCCTGAAGTCCGACAAGGTTCGGCTTGAGGGTCAGCTCGAAGGCGCCGTCGAGACCAATCGCCAGAACCAAGAAACCGCCAAGGCTAACGACGAAATCCGCCAGAATAACCAGGAGATCGCCGCTGCCGAGAGGGCTGCTGCAACCGCACGAGCTCAAACCTATAGGGAGATACGCAATGCGATCAATTCTGCTTCGCCGCCCGCAACTGCTCAGCCTGTTGCTCCTGTCATCCTCGACACTCTTGAACGCCTGTGGGGGCCGGGCTCCACCGCCGGAAATCCGGGTGGTCGTTCGGGATCGGATGGTCTTCGCTGAGCCGGACCCAGCACTACGTGAGTGCATGGCTCGGCTCGAGAGGCGAACGGTCTCCACAGACGTGCAGATTGCTCAGCTCATCGCAGACAGCTTCGAGGTCGGTGATGACTGTCGGGCCAAGCTCGCGGCTACTTGGCGATCCATCGATGAAACTCGATCAAGAGTGGAAGCGTTCAATCGCGCACAGAAAGAGGCCAACCCGCAATGAACCCCTACCACGTCTTGGGCGTGGACCAGAAGGCCGGCAATAAGCAGATTAAAGCTGCCTATCGTCGGCTATCTGCGTTGCACCATCCCGACAAGCCAACAGGTGACACCGATCAGTTCCATGAGCTACAGGCTGCTTATGATGTACTGAGGGACTCAGATCGACGCAAGCGCTACGACGCTACAGGAAGGACAGACGAGTTCAAGGCAACGCCTCAGCGCGTCCAGGCGTTCATTGAGACGACCATGCACTCGGTAATCGAAGCGCAGCGTCCTGACGGCTCGAGCGATGATCCGGTCTTCGAGAACATTCGAGACAAGATACTCGCTACCATGATTGCCGCTCGGGTCGAGATCAAGAACCAGCTGTTCAGGACTCAGCGAAAGCTGGAGCGGTGCCAGCGCATGGTCGACCGTTTCAAGCCGAGAGCGGACTTCGACCCTGTGGGATTGTCCTTGTCAAAGGAGAAGGGTCGACTGCAGGCAGAGCTTCACAGACATGAGGATGCTTTGGAGCTATCGATAGAAGTCGAGCGAGTGCTCAAGACTTATGATTATGAGGTTGGCCCCGGACCGGAGGGACAGTACAGCCCGGGACCAACCACCCGCCCGGCGGGCGGATACCGTCTTACTTCGTCTCGTCGCCAGGGGTTCCTGGCTTGACGGTAGTCGAGGTGACCGTAGTCACGCTCGGGTGAGTATCATCAGACCCGCCACCCGCTTCGATCTTGGTACCGCCCGGTCCCTGGATCGTGATCGACCGACGCCCGAGAACGAACCACAGGCCGAGGATTGAGAGGGCCATGAGTATCCAAGAACCTTTGGCCATCGTCTCCATCGATGCAAGCTGCAGCTTGACAATCTCGAACAGCTGAGCTGCGCTCATGCCTTCTCGATACCAGCGAGCAGACCCAATGAGAGTCATCACTCGCCAAGCAAGAATGAAAGCAACTGCACCCCCACCGATTGAAGCAATCAGCGCGATGAAAGACCGCCAATCCTTGGGCGGCCATTCGGGAAACCACTTTTTCATCTTAAACCCCCAGTGCCTTCCAGGTTGCAGGACCCACAAGGCCGTCGGCAGTCAGCCCCTTGGATTGTTGGAATGCGCGAACGGCCCGGTCGGTTCCGGGACCGAATTGGCCATCCGCAGTAATCCCGAGCTTTGTCTGAAGAAGGACAACGGATTGACCGCGGTCACCCTTCCGAAGCATGACTCGGCTAGGCGGTACCGGAGTCACCGTGCGACGACCCTCGGCGCTTGTCATGATCCTCTCGACGTTCTCCCGGAACTCCACCATATCGAAGGATGGGTCAATCTTACGACCTCGGGGAGTTGCGTATTCCTTGTGCCCCACAGCCATGACATCATCAAGGCCGAGGTGAAGGAGGATAGCAGCTACGCCTCGCTCGTAAGCATCCATCTGGGCATCGGGCCAGGGATCGGTCCCATCGCCCGCGTTCTCGGCTTCGATGCCGATAAAGGCTGAGTTGCCCGAAGCCCCGTGCCAGGACCCCGCGCCAGCGTGATTGCATCGACCAGCGCCGACAACGTGGAAAGTCCCATCCCGCGCAAGGAACAGCTGGGACAGGGGCCCGGGCAAATCGCTTCGGCCATCCCTCACAAGACGAAGGCTGGGCGAGTTGCCCCTCTTCGATCCTGCGGTGTGGTGAAGCATGACGCCCCGAACTGTGGACATAGGTCCGCGACCGCGATCCTTCCAGCCCTCCTCCTCGACAACATTAAGTCCTGCAGCTCGCAAGACGTCGGCAAGCCAAGTTAACATCATGATACTTCTCCTAATCAATATAGAATTGGATGCCCGACATGGTCGTGAAGAACATGTTAGACGCGGCTACTTCAACATTACCGTTAGACTTGACATTCCATCGGCAAAGACCTCCCGCAGAATAACCACAGAAGATAAGGTCAGCGGTCGGGCGATACCCCGCGAGGAGGGTGAAGATCACACCATCGGTCGAAGCTGTAGCGTGTTGCATTGCCCCTTCAATCGTGACCAGTCCTGAGCTGTCGATACGGTACCGCGGATTGCGCCAGGCGCCGCCAAGCCCGATCCACCCGAGGTTGAGGGGAGGAACCTGCCAATCCTGAGGATCAAAGTCCTCAAGGAACGCAAGCTTTTTGCCGCCAGCAATGCCCGCGCTCGAACGAGGCCGACCATCATTGGTCGAAACGGTGACCTCTCCCATGAGCCCAGTGTAGTCGTTGAGGTTGGTATCTGTATCATGGATGAGTTGAAGTGAAGTACCCATTATATTGTCCCTAAGTTGATCGGTGCGCCGACGATAGGCAGCGAGCCGAGGTTGACGTTACCCTGTGTGGGCGTGGCGACTTGGCCGAGGTTTACCGGGATGCCGGTCCTCAAGTTGTTCAGGATTACTCCCGAAGCAACCACACCTTTCGGCGTGTAGGTGTAAGGCGTCAAGGTCGATATGTCTTGAAGGCCAAGGCCAAACTGGTTAAACGATACGAACTTGACGTAGAGGGTCTGGCCGATATAAGCATTGGGCAAGCTAATCTTCTCCACGGCGTCATCCAGGCGGGTATACTTGTCGCCCGTAGCGTGAGCTCCCGGCTCCGTGCCAAACTGGCCCCTATACAGCTGAGTGAGATCATACTCGAAAGGCGCCGTAAGATTTGCGGAGACGTAAGAAAACACCTCACTTCCCACAACAGCCGCGGTCACGCCGGCCTGTGCATCCACAGCGCTGGTCGAGAGCATCTGTGTTCCGGACTCTGTGAGGTCGACCGAGCAGGTGTTGACTCCATCGGGGTTAGCGCCCGTGTAGTCAGCAAGGTTTGCCGTCAAGACCCCCTGTGTTGCCGGCTCTTCGATAGTCCCCAGCTGCTGGTAGGTTGCATCGTCCGTGGACACCCAAACCTCAGCACCGCCCCAGTTCGGGCCGCTCCCCGCAGCCGCTACCCAAATCTGTGCTGCGCCGTTTGTCTGCTGAGACGTCGGCTCATAGATCATCGGGGTATTCACGTCTGGTGCTGCCACGCCCGTGTTAATGGGGTTGTTTACCACGCTTTGCTTGGGATAGGCCGTTGCTTGGCCGATACCCTCGATGAAGTCCTCGGCTGTAAAGAGCAGGTTACCCTGGTCATCTTCTTCGAGTTCCACAATTCGCACAGGACGTTGGTTAAGCCCCAACCGACTATCAGTTAGAGTTACAACGTCCATGGGCTCAAGCAGACAGTATTCCCAGCTCAGCGTGAACTTGTATTGGTTTCGGATATACAGCTTTCGCTGCAGCATTAGCTGGCCCACCAATGAGGCCATTGCGGTCAAGCAAATCTCATTGGCGGTTATCGTGCTGCCGACACGCTTCCCATAGAGCTGGATTGCACTCTCATCGGTGCATTCAACGGGAAGCACAGAGTACCGGTTCGCCCGATCCTTGATCTCAAGGCGGATGACGTTATCAGTAGTGGATACGTCGATCCGGTTGATCTTGACCGGGTCATCCCCATTCAAGGCAACATAGTCGGTATCATCAAGGTTGTAGAGCGGGGCTGTGCTGGCCACCCAGGTAAAACCATTCCCGGTGACATTCGTCTCAGCGTAGGGGATGAACTTCAAGACGTTGTCCGACCATACCACGGTCGAGTTGGTGAAGTCGAGCCAGCGCTGAATAACGTCAGCCGAAGACTCCGCACTCGCCAAAACCGGCGACAGGCCAAAACCCATCGCCTTGCAGTAGCATTGGTAGGAGGTAGTGCCCGTCCCGCCTTTGAGATAGAAATCACTGATATAGGCTTCGGGGAAATAAGACCCCCAGGCAGCGTTGGTCAAAAGCTGCTCGATCACCAGGGCACAGTCAGCGTCATCATCGTTTCCGATGTCGCTCAGTGTCTCCGCTAACGGGCCGACGCACTCGAAGCTGTGGACGTGGACACCCGCTGCATCAGTCAGGGCGTAGTCTTGCTCAGCGATGTAGGCAATCCCATTATAGCTGAGCGCCTTTGTCGGGTTACTCGTGACAAGGTAGGGCCAAGGGTTTTGGGGATCATACCCGTTAAACAGCTCACCGGGAAGTTCGGTCTTTTCTTCCTTGTCAATCCATGACCGAGGAACCGCGGTTACCGGTCCCTGGCAAAGCGCAAGGATGACGTCCGCCGTATAGCTGTAAGTTGTGGTTGTGACCGATCCGCCTTTCCCTCCCTGCTTTTCTTTCTTCGTGATGGTGGTGAAGTTGTCATACCAGATCAAGTTGGGCGCGAGCGAGTTCGTCCCCATCAAGATGGCGATGGGCATGCTGTTCGAAGACGTCTGAACCTGGAGCCCCGTGTATTGGGGCTTGGTTGCATTCTTCGACTTGGGCATGAAGATAGACATGTTCAGTCCTTCCAGAGGGTATAGGATCGAAACTCACGCCCAGTGAACCGACCCTTAGTTGCGTCCTGCTCTACAACACCCACACCGTTAAGGGCATGGATGATGAGAGGCCATTGAGTGATGATCCCGCCATGGGCAAAGCATCGCCCCCACTTGAACAGGACAAAGTTTCCCGTGTCCATGCGGGGAGTCTCCCGGGCCTTCGACAGGACGACTTCGAGATACCTCTCCTCGCTCCGGTGAAGGTGCCAGTTAATCGGATACTTCCCATAGTCAATGTGATCGATGAGCCCACAGGCTTCGTAGACCTCCGCGGGCAGCATCGCGCAATCGACGCCGCCGCCTTTGATCCTCCCGTGCGGGTGGTAGGGTGTGCCTATCCACGTTCTTGCTTCGCGGACGACCCATGCTCTTTCTACTGCGCTCATCTTAGATCACCGAGTCTGGTGGCGGCACAAACGGGAAGCCGCGGAAGTTACGGGTATTCTTGAACTTAGGACAGCCTTGAGTGCCATTATAGGTATGGTCACAGCCAGGCGTGACAACGAAGGAGTCACCAATCGCCGGTGAATGAGCGAATGGGAATATCACCTCGAGGCCTGAGGTGCTCGATGAACGCACCGGGCGCGATTGACCGACGTTCGCCCCCGACGTGAAACGCAACACACCTTGGGCGAAATAATTGACCGGCCTGGTATTGGCCCAGGTGACAGTGCGAAGAGTCGATGCACCGGTGACGGTGCCATTAACTCGGAACAGGTTAATGTCCAATTTGCATACATCATCGAACAGTGTATTGAGGCAGCTGGCCTGGTAGACGTTGCGGGGTGTGTCAACGCTCAGCAGACTGATGTCCGCCTTGACCTTGACCATCGCAGCTGTGCGGCCCACCTCCTCGACGTTAGCCAACCTTCCCGAGAACAGATTTATCGATCCCACAGCCTTATTCGGCAGGCCGGGGCGAGCAGGCCAAGTTGCAGGATCGAAGAAGGCTCGATCTCGCTCAAGGCGAGCACCATCTAGGATACCCTCAGCAATCGCCTGAAGGAAAGGAATGCCCTCAAGCGTAGTCAGCCCGGGAGGCGCGTAGATAGTCAAGGTCTGCTCATCGACCTGTAGCCCGCGAACTAACTTATAGCGAAGTCCCTGGATCATCAAGCCATTCGACAGATACAGGCGGTTGCCCACCGTCACGTCAGTATCCGCATCGGTGTAGAAGTAAGTCGCGCCTGTGGGATTGCCCAACGCTATCGCTGCGAGGGCGCTGATGTCCGCCCCATACTGAGTGATGAGGGTAAAGCAATTCACGAAGGGTATGCGGGTGTTACTCCGCAGTAGCTCGATCAAGGGCGGGTTCGCGTAACGCATCTTAGTAATCCACAGTCTTGAGGGTGATCTGGTTAAGCTGATGAAGCCGGTACATGAATTGCTCATACTCATGCTGGTCTTCACCGAACCGACAAAGGTAGTAGTAGGTGCAGGTTACCGTAACCACACGGCCGCTCGGCGGCGGCGTGTTAAACGTGATGACGTTCGGGAAGCTTAAAGTATAGGTACTCGGGCTTACCGTTACCCCGTTCACCTTTACGTCTGTAAGCTGATTGATGAAACCGATGGCCTCAAAATAGCTCGGTCCTGTATTCCTTCCGATGATGAAGGTGGTATTAGTTCCGTTGCCCGTCCCGATCTGCCCATTGATGATCGTGTTGCTGTTGGGGTCGGTAAACTTGAAGTAGTCATACGAGCCCCTCATTGCGAGGAATAGACCTTCGATCTCGTCAAGCTCAGTGAAGCTGCCTCCTTGCCGAAGCATCTCGAAAGAAAGCTCAATGCTGTAGTAGCACTGGTTCATGATGATCTCGGTCACTTCCCGTTGGCTGTCTGCCGTCCGAAGCTGGACACCGAAAGTCGGTGTTCGCATGATGGACCAAGAAAGCCCGGGCAGAGAAGGAAATACAAGGTCACTCATGGCTTCACCGTAATAAACTTTACCGAGCTTGCTTCGTGGAAGTTCTTCATGAACTCCTCAAAGGTCATCGTGTCATCGTAGAACCTACACAGGAAGTAGTAAGAGAAATCAGCGGTCACCACCGCACCGTCGGCAACCGGGGTATCAAACAGAACTTGCGGATAGGTGTTGTTGGTTATCCCATTGTTATACCACAGCTGATAGTCGCCGGGGCCTACCAACGAGCCGTTGACGTAAACCGCCATCAGCGAGTTGATGAACCCGACGGGCTCCTCGTAGTTGAGGCCTACGGATCGGCATAAAGTAAAGTTTGTGCGGAAGCCGTCTCCCGTTCCGATGTAGCCTGCCGTAACCGTGTTGTTCTCGGGATCGGTGAAGGCGAACCGGTTGCCTCGGCCCTTCATCGATTGGAAGAAGCTGAGCAGGGCTTGGAACGACTGAGCGCCGTCGCTCTTCAACCCCTCATACCGAAGGGTGAACTCCCACCGCGGATACACTGCTCGAGGTGACCTGATCTCCTTGCCCGACGCATGGAGTGAGACGAGGGTGTTGAACACCGGCGACCGCAGGACGCTCCACCCGAGTTGACTGAGCACGGGAAAGACTGGGTAAGTCGGGAGTGCTTGGCTTGCAGCATAGGTTGGCCAGTCATCTTGATTGTAGACCCACCCGTCTCGACAAACCTGGGGACGTGCCCAGACAAGCGCCTCAGGGTATCCCTTGAGAGCTCGAGCTTGCCAGATCGCCTTGTCAATCTTGTCCCAGATAAAGGTGGTAGCCGGGAGCAAGTTGAAGCCTGAGAAGTATTGGCAGTCCGCTGCGGTATAGCCAAGGTCCCGGATCGGAACATCGAGGTCGCTTCGCTGAAGGTCGAAGTTACCGAACTCGATAACCTCGTAGTCTTCTACCTGGATAAAGTCCCACTCGGGAGACGACCAACGCGCCTGGGGGAAGTTGACCAACGTGAGCATCGGCGCCAGCGGGTTACTAATGGTCGGGGTATAGAACAGCACCGTGCACTGAGTACCGGGATATGCTGCCTTGACCTCATCCTTGAGCCAAGTAGTTACTTCTCCCAACTTATTCTCAAGCCATAGTAAGAAGTTTGTCTGCGCTGTTGAGCTATAGTCATCATAGATGGTTCTAAGGAAGGGTGTGGGGACGGGATTTCCCGTATCAGCAAGATATTCTGCCCGAGCATAAGTGTCGTAGAAACAAGGGCCATCCCCACGAAAGCCGCCTGCCCACCACCAGGGCTCACCCACCTGATAAAGCGTGGTCGCTCCTGCCGCCACACTCAGGCCGACGAAGTCGACTGCTACGTCTCGAAGATAGTTCATTCCGTCAACGCTTGAGGGGGAGACAAAGGTTGAGCTCGGACTCCACCCGGACTCGGACTGCTGTCCCTTCCAGTCATACTGTGCCCAAGCAAGAGGGCAGTACTCCTTGAGCAACTCGAACGAGACTGATATAATAACCGCAACGCCTCTAGCCTCAAGCCGAGCACAGAAGTCGGTAACCCACTGCTGTGTGGGGACGTTGAGCGTGGGCTTTGCGGTATCGATGATGAACCGACTCTCCCCGGCGTTCCAGGTCAAAGACAGGAATTGAGTAAAGCCGACATACAAAACAACCTGACCTCGATAGCCTAGGTTGACTATCTGTTCAACTACCCGCGCCGGTGTCATCGGGTAGCTATCTGCATAGCCATCCGCAATGTAGAGATCGTGCGCCGGCAAGCCAGCATTATTATACCCCACAGTCGAGTTTGTGCCCGTGACAGAGACGTTGGTAAAAACTGCCTCGAACTCGACTTCCGGGGTAAGCGGCGTCTGTGAACCCGGGGTGTATCCGGGAGGAACAAACCCAATAAAGACATTATCGATAAAGTCCCAGGGAATAACTCCATCTGCGAGAATACCGGCAAAGACGTTTGGGAACGGCAGGCTAAAGGAGCCGGTCCGGCTGCTGGGTGATCCCGCAGTCATGTAATTCTGGAGGTAGACGAAGTAGGGCTTACCGGAAAGGTCTGTCACAGTCATGGTCAAGCGGTTAAGCCCGCCATTGGCGGCGTCATTGATAGTCGGGCAGTTGGTATAGGTAAGATCAAAAGCCCAAGTGCAGTTGCTCCAGTCGGAGTCTTGCTCATAGCTGTAAAGCGGGTGACCCCACTTGTCCTTCGACCGCCAGAAAAGCCCGACAAGATTGCTGAGCTCCCGGAGAATGCCTTTGAGGGTAAATGCGTTCGGCCCCGTAGTCACGACTGTAGCGACTGCAGAAATGTCAAAGTCCACGTCCATAAACGCGGGCTCGAACTTGCGGATCGTCGTGTTAAACGTCCGCGGCTGTTGTGGGACCAGGTAGCTCATGGTATACTCAATTCCCTGTTACGGATTGCATTCTTGATAACTTTAACCATCGTCCCGGCATGACGTTCCATCTCGGATTGCGTCATCGAGCCCGGTGCGTGGAAGTGCATCGGTGGCAACCGCGGTTCACCACGGCCGCTGTCACCGAAGTCGGTCGAACGAGTAATTGAGGTGGAGCTTGCCGCACTCAGGATATTCCCCGAAGCGTTCTTCGGGGCAAGGCTACCGCCCCCGATGCTGGAACGCAAGGGGTTGGCAATCCAAGCCGGCAAGACCATTTCGTCTTTGTGAAGTTCAGTGATCTGTCCGTCATACGGAACACGTTCCTGACCGCCCCTTGCCGAGATCAAAGCCCCGAACCCGAGCACCGCGGCAAGGGCAGCTGCAGCCGCAACGGGCGCAGAGACCGGACCGAGGAACGGGATGACCACAGTCGAGCTAAACGCACCAGCAGCAGACGTGGCCGCCAGCGTAGTGATGTTGGCAACGCCCGCAGTTGCGTTAGCCGCGGTCGACGCAGCAGCGCCGGCCACTGCAGCACCCGCCTTGATACCCTCCGCCGCTACGGTCGCTCCGGTCGTCGCCGCGATGATACCCGTCTCGGTAGCTGCACTCGCGACCTTTGCACCCGTCTGCACCGTCTGAGCAGTGATCGTTGCACCCGTCTGAGCAGCTTGCCCGGCAACAACCGCCGCAGTTTCCTGAGCAGTCGTCGCCGTGGTAACTGCCTTCTTGGTAAATTGGGCAACGATCCAGTTTTCGACCATCTTCAAGCCCATGTCGAAAAACTTGTAGACAAGCTGATCGGCAATCTGAACCATCGCATCCCGGAAAGAGATCGACCGAGTCCACAGGCCTTGGAACGCGGAGCCCATCGACTGTGTCAAGGTCGAGGCGACCTCCCGCCACTTCTGAGCCTGAAGGGCAGCGGACTGGTTGGCCATGGTGTTTACGTCTCGGACATACTGACGGTTCATCACCGCCATACGGCCATTATGCTCAGCCTCAAGCTGTTCCAGCTGAGACAGTATCTGCTGACGTTGTTCCACAGGCAGGTTAGCGAGAGCGAGCTGATCCCGCATCGCTTGAGCACGAAGCTCAAAAAGCCTCTGCTCATGGGCTACGTTATCCGCATACTCCTCATCCATCAGTCGGCCTCGCTCAAGCAAAGCCTCCTGCTCATTGATAAGTCCATTCTGGGAATTAAAGTCTACGTTATCCCCTCGTTGACCGCGATCAATCTCCTCGATGGAGTTACGAGCATCCTGTTCCTGTTGAGCCAAAGCAAGCCGCTGGTTAATGGCGCTCCTTTGCTCATCCAACAGCGCCCGATCCCGGCGACGCTCGATTGCAAGCCTTTCTCGGTTCCCCCGAATAACCTCTCGGCTCTCATCACCATAGAAAGACCTTAGTGCTTCAATTTTCTGGTCTTGGAGTTCCAGCTGTCTATCGAAGTCTCCCTCTGCAATTTGCTGTTGGTACTCGATGTCTTCTACATAGGCCTGAAGAGCTTCTTGCCGAGCCTGCCGTTGCTCCTGAAATACCTGAGAAGTCTCGCCCTGGTTAGTAGGCTTACCCACAATGGAGGCGGGTGCCTCGAT